CACCAACTACGACTTCGATTCCATGATCGAGCGTGGCTCCAAGCTGGCTCCGCATCTGCAGGCTCTTCTGTCTCGGGCCCACTACATTGACCTGGCTATGAAGACCAAGCGTGACTACCTGATCCGCATTCGGCAGGTCATCCGCCAGGGCCTTCTCCGTAACAACGGTCTCAGCGAAGAGGGTCAGCTTGACGTGATCGACTTCATCGAGGACAACCAGGACAGCCTGCGGGAGCTGTCCCTGCGCATGGCTCTCAAGATTGCTGCGATCCGCCGTAAGGGCGCAGCCAACTGGAAGAAGGTTGCTCGCGTCACCTGCTGCAAGCTCTAAGGAGAGGCAAGATGCAGATTCGTCTATATAATGTCCCTTCAAAGTTCAAGGCTGACGAGATTAAGGCTGCCTTGAGCTTCTTTGCTGAGACTCTTATGAGCAAGAGGCTTTGTAACAACATCACAGTGCAAGTGTGCTTTGGTGCTGATCTTGAGAATACGGCTGTGTGGGAGGATGACAACAACCGCCCACGTGAGTTCAAGATCACGGTCAACTCCGAGGCTGGCTATCGAACCACGCTGCTGACTTTGGCTCATGAGATGGTCCATGTCAAGCAGTACGCTACTGGCGAGCTGCGTGATGCACTTCGTGGGCCTACACTACATCGTTGGATGAATAAGCCCTACGATGTCAAGAGCACAGAGTATTGGGATCACCCGTGGGAGATTGAAGCCTATGGGCGAGAGTATGGTTTGTATCTTCGTTTCCGAGAAAGGGGAAAGAAAAATGGGTAAGCGTAATCCAATAGCAAAAAACCTTCGTACTCCTCTCTACCGCAAGCGGGTGATGAAGAGTAAGAAGGTTTATAACCGAAAGAACCAGAAGCTGGAGGTTAGAGGTGGGGGTTAGCCTCCACCTCTTTTTTATTTTCATCTGGCGTATCGACGATCACATATTGAGCACGATCGTCTAGCTCAGGATAGACATGTAGGATCTTCCTGACTTCAATCAGCGCGTCAATCGCTTTGCTGATAGTGCTCTGCACAACTCTATCGTTTGTGCCTTCCTCCAGATCAGCCAATGCTGATTGAAGGTTGCTGTCCACCGAATAATCGATCTGATAGACCCCATCCTTACCCTCTTTCGTCTTGAGGGCAGGGAATAGGATATCTACAACTCGCTGTAGCTCTTCGGGTCTGATTACGACAGGCTTAGGTCTCAACCACTTTAACATTCGTTCTTCGCTTTCCAATGCTATGCTTGGACTCCAAAATCCATTCTGACTTTTCTTTGTGTGGTAGGATCTTTATGTGATTCATGGGGGATTTAGGCTCTTGATGCTTATCCCTATCCACGATCTCAAACAGATTCCATTCTTCTAACAGGGCGGCTATCGTATTGCGTCTGCCTCTATCCTCTTCGGTAAAGTCAGACTGCTTGCCATCCAACAAAAACAGCTCCTTGAAGTGCACTATGTAGTACTTTCCACGCTTATGTAGGATGTGGCAAGACTGATAGAGCTTCTTTTCCTTTTTGGAGGCAACACCGATACGCGTAAGCGTTTCCTTGATCTTAAGGAAATCTTCCTCTTCAGCTAGTCTTACTTCCAGTAGTGTATCCAAAATAGTCATAGGTCACCTCGCAAAAACACCAGTTTTTGCTTTTATTTAGTGTCACTTCTGCTTTGCCTTATTGTTCTTAGAATCTGGATACACGTACGTCTCGAGGAACTGCTTGCGCTGCTTTTCACTCAGTGTCTTCCAGAACGCCTTGGCCTTCTGGAAGTTGTACTGCGTTACCACAGCCACGTCCTCAATGACCTTGATCTCAGCCTTCTCCTCATCCGACTTCTTGAGCCACTTCTTCCGGCGAACCTTCTTTGGCAGCGCATAGAAGTAGTAGTCATGCTGCATCTTCTTATCCAGGTTGTAGCGCTGGTTCATCATCGATGCATGGTGCAGCGTGTCAATATGAATTGAGAACGCCTTGTTGATCGTAAAGGCTGTGTAGGCCTTGGCGGTGTCATCGTCGTACAGGTAGCTCTTGTCTTGTGACAACGAGTTGACGAACGTCCATATGTTTACACCAGAGGCAGGTTGCTCGTCAACCTGCTCTTGAACAGCAACCTCACCAAACAGTGTAGAGATAGTATCTACAGGCTGAGCCTTCTTCACTGCCATTCGAGCTCCATCATCAGCTCAGTGAAGAACGCAAGCAGGTTGATCTCCTGATCCACCACGAATGCAGACTTATACTGGTAGTCAGCAATCTTGAGAACCAGCAGCGGGATAGTCTTTTTAGCAACATACATGTCTGCAGCTTCATAGACGCTGCGGAAGATTACGTTCTGATCCTGGTCAGCGTTGTCATGAACCCACTTACGGACATCGTCAAACTTCTTAGCCTTACAGGCAGCAAACAACTCCTGCATCGACACATTCTGGAAGCTAGACAGGATCCCGCTATCGATCTTACCAAGAGCCGAATAGCGCTGCAGCTCATTCAGAACCCGTCGCCAGTCAGGGAAGAAGGATTCAATAACAGAAACAACAACAGCCTTATCGTACTCGACATTCTCCTTCTTGAGAATGCACTCGACACGCTTCAAGAACTGCACGGCCAGCTTAGCCATGTCCTTCTTGCCAATCTTGAAGTCGATCACAGAGCAGCGAGAATGCAGCGGCTTGATGATCCGGTTCTTGAAGTTACAAGTCAGGATGAAGCCACAGTTCTTAGAAAACTCTTCCATGAAGTTTCGAAGAGCCGGCTGAGTGGAGTTCTGGTTCAGGTAGTCGGCCTCGTCCAGAATCACATACTTGCGACCACCCTGTAGAGAGACAGCAGAGGCAAAGTTGAGAATGTCATTGCGCAACGTGTCAATGTTGCCATTCATTGATCCATTGATAATGATGTAGTCGCAACCAAGCTCCTCGAGCATGGCACGTGCCACAGTCGTCTTACCAATACCAGCAGAACCTGACAGGATCAGGTTGGGAATGTTCTTCTGATCAACAAACTGCTGGAATGTTTGCTTTAGATCAGCAGGCAGAATGGTATCAGCAATCGTCTTCGGACGATGGCGTTCAACCCAAAGGAATTGCTCGAGCATTGCTTACCTCAAATCTTAAACATACGGTGGCATTGAAGGTTTGTGAACCCATGCGGCTCACAATCAACCTCTACAGTTTCAGGGTATTGGTAAGAGCGCTCAACGTGCCTGTTCTCTTGAAAGGACCATGCTTGATAGATGTGCGTGATGATCTTGCCTGTTGCCATGGTCTTCTTGTTCTTGATACCTCGAACACGAGTCAGAACAACCCTGCCGTTATCAGGGTCCTTGTAGACACCGTCGAACCAACCGGTTCCTTGATATACACGGCCGGTGCGCGTAGTCACATAGGCAACACGATCGCCAGGATCGATCGTCTGCCCAATCTTGTTGGTGAACGGCTCGGCCACAAACTTATTATAAGGCTTACTCATTTCACATCTCCATCATAAAAAGAAAGGGGGAGTAGCACTATCCTACTCCCCCTCTGACACAAAGTCAAGCAAAATCACCAGGTGCTGGTAGCTTCAATTGCAATCCAGTATTCAGCTTCTAGACCAATAAACTGAGAGATGCCCTTAGAAGAGAGCTTCACAGTATAGTCACCACCCATCATCTTCATGTTTTCAGCACGGAAGATGGCTCGGAAAGCCTTGTCCGTATGACCAACCTCGATGCTATAGGTGTCTGCAGACCCAGCCTTTGAGTCGATGGCCTGCAGTGAGACTGTCTCACCATCACCAACAACAGCAATCTCAGGAAGGGACAGGACGCCAAGAGCCTTCATGACCATCTGCAGGTTACGCTCCGTCAGCTTGAATTCAACATCCACAGTGGGAAGCTTGATCTCACGATCGGGCGGAACCATGATGACAGAAGGATCACTGTAATGGTAAACGACAGAGCGATTCTCGGAAGAGATACGAGCGCTCTCCTTACCAAAGTCGATGCTGGGATTCTCAAACAGAGACAGTGCACTGATGAATCGATTCAGTGCGTAGATACCATATGTCCCTTCAAACTCATCAGGGATTGTAGCCTTTGCCATAATAGTCTTGTTTGGCGAGATAGTAGTTACAACGTTCCCAGGCTTCAGCACGATCGAGGGATTGATCGTGCTGAAGTTCTTGAGAACATTGATGGTCTTCACGTTAAGCTGCATAATGTATCTCCATCAATGATACACTCATCATACTATGAGTGGAAGGAAAGGTCAAGCCTTCTTCTTGTTCTTGCCAAGCTGGTTGGGATCAGCTGTAGCAGCAGCACCAATCGATGCAAGATCGATCAGCGAACCACCAAAGATGTAAGAGCCGACATGTTGCAGCTTCATCCACGGGCAGTACCAGATCTTACCACCAATCTGAATCAGCTTCTGGCAGAACCAGTAGTCTTCAGACAGGTAGCGCTTGGAAGCAGGGTCAATCTCAGCCTGGAAGTACTGCATGATCTCGCGAGAGCCATCAAAGGCTTCCGTACGAACGTGGTCAGGCTTGTAGCTGTACTGTGGATATGCCTTCTCAAACTTCTCAAAGGCAGATCGGCGGGTCATCATGAAGCCGGTACCGACTTCCATAACCTCAACAGGCTGGTCAATCCGAATGTTGCCACCGCCACCCTTGGGATTGAACACATAGTCGCCAACGAAGCGCTCGAGGACATTAGGATCCTCGTCAGCAACACCCTTGTCGACAGCCAGCTTAATCTTCTCCCAAGAGATGCACTTCTTAGGATAGGGACCAGCTAGAACGTCATACTCTGAGTCGTCGCTCTGCAGAGCGAGCATTGCCAGCACGTCACGAGGATCAAAGCCAATGTCCGAGTCAATGAACATCATATGCGTGCAACCAGAACGCATAAACTCGTCCACGCAATAGTTACGTGCACGAGTGATCAGGCTCTCGTTAAACAGGAAGTAAGAACGCATCTCAATGCCATTAGACGTACAGAGCGAAGTCAGATCTGCAACAGACTTGGCAAACATGCCGGCACATTGGCCCCCGTACATGGGGGCTGCAAGGAACAGCTTGCGCTTACGAAGTTCCTCAATTGAAATTGAAATTTCCATTATCTAACCCTTTTTTTGTGAAATATACTTTGTATCGTGGGCCTTGCCCAACCCATAGCTTCCGTTGTACATGGACAGAGCCTCAGACTTGAACAGAAGCAGCTGTCCAATACGAGTCCCACGCTTAATCATCATGGGTCCCGCCGTCACATGCATGCAGCCAGCCATGACACCATTGTAACCAGAGTCATAGAGACCCGACGTCAGAAATACACCATTGCGGTTCAGCGTCGAGCGAGTGATCACCCAACCAGCCTCATCAGGTCCAACAGTGATGATATTTTCCATAACAACTTCATATGAGCCAGGCCCAAGCTCCCACCAGTCGTTCTTGTCAGGTTGGATCTCTTCCGAGCCACGATGGGTCTTGACGTCCTCGCTCAGGATGAAGTTGAAAGGCTTGATGCAAAGAACCTTGCCAAGACGCAGGTCGACAGCATTAGGTTGAACATCAGCCTGCTGTACATTGGTCAGTGACGATGTAGTGTTTGGTCCAGCAATATGAATCACTTCTCATTTCCTTCAGGCTGGGTATAGTGCCACCACAGGATCGTGTAGTGGAGGATCTTAAGAAGGTCAGCCTTGTTGTAGCCCTTCTTCTTACCATACCGCATTGCATACTTTAGAATATTGGACTGGCACGATTCCTTCTCGATGCCAAGAGCCTCCCAGACATCAATCGTCTGGATTGTGCCAGCCGCGTAGTGCTGACCGTACGTCGAAGCGATATACTCGCTTAGCTCCTCGAGGATCTTGTCCTCGCGGTACTTATACATTTCGCTTGCCATTTTGCTTGTCTCCCCACAGGTATCCTAAACAAAGTCGATCAATATAATTCATATTGTCCTTTGCCAGGGTAATCAGCGCATCATCATCGGTCTTGAAGCTAAAGTCAACTTCTAATTCAAACTTGCCGTCACGCAGACCTGTAGGTGTGTTATCGTAAGCGATTCCATTCAATCCAGCCCATACAGCGCTAGACGAGTCCCAAGAGTCAATCCAATTAGCAAAGGCAGAGTGGAACATGATCTCGTTGGGTCCATCAACCATACCCAGGAAGTGTACCAGCTGTCCATTATGCTTGATGTCGAAGAAGATGGCCTGCTGGCTCATCGCATACATCAGGCGAAGGCGAGAATTGAATCGCTGCATCTTATTGCCACGCTCAACACCATAAGCATTGGGTGCAGCCAGAATTGAAACACCAATGTAGTCAACCAGCTGAGGATTATCAGCAGCCCATCGGAACCCTTGGATGAGATCCTTCTCATCTCCAATCTTAGACTGAGGCACAAAGAACGTCTTAAAGCCAGCTTCGTGGAACAAGGGAGCAAGTGCCTTGGCAGACTCAATGGTCTTCTCACCAGGCTCAGCAGGGTAGTCGCTCATAACAATGTAGTCAGCCTGGATCCGCTCGCCCATAGCAATCAGCTTGTCGGACGGATACATGGACAGCCCTCGCTTGTACAGTTCGAAGGCAGAGTTATCGAGAATAATACGGGTCTTGGGATTCCGTTCCTTCTCTTCCAAATAGAAGTTTACGTACTGCTCATCCTCTTCAACGAGATGAGCTAGAACGAGGTGAACATCTCGACCCCTGACGAGGTCGAGATGCGGAACGGGCGCAATGTGACAGAACGAAATACTCATCAAATCTCCATAATGTAATTGTAGATGTTACTTCTTGGGTGCGCTCTTGATCTGCTTGAGCTTTGCACCTGCATCAGCAAGGTCATCAATCTCAGACGACTTCACAACATCGCCTGCCTTCACATGCTTGGTAAAGTTAGAGCCAACCTTGTGAACCTTGAATTGCATGTGGCTACCCTCATGCGGTGAGTAGTGCACTGCATCCGGATGCAGGGTAGCAGCTTCCTTGACAATGCGTACTTAGATGGAATAGTTTTTCATCGAGTTCTCCCTTTATTACGAAGAGAGGTACCTGCAAGTAGCGCCGTTTTCCCCATCTTCGCTGACTGTGATTTGCAAATCGCGACCAGGGTATTTATCTTTAATGTACA